TTCATGCTGCGTCTGATCGTACTTGCTCTGCCAGTACTGTGCAGATGGGTCCTGCTGTGTTTGCTGAGGAGGTGTCTGCGGAGGCTGCTGAGAGGGGGTGCCCTCGGGAGGTGTCTGTGGGTCTGTCAAGAGTCGTCCTCCTTCAGACCGTTAATGGCCCACTGAAGAACAAACCCGAGATGTCCCCAGAGTTTCTGACGGTTACGGGTTTCACCGATCTCGATTGCAATATCTTGGTCGTAGTTCTTGGGGTCAACACACGCCGATGTCTCGTACATGAGAAACCCGGTTCGCGTCTCAGTCTCCACCGTCGCAGCCTTGGGCGACACCTTGACGGCTGATGATGGGAACATGAACCGTTCGATGTCGTCCTCTGTGATGGTTGGGCCTGTCTTTGAGCGATCACCAGACAACTTGAAGTACGCTTTCTCGAACGCTTCTTTGGGAGACCATGACTGGTATCCGTCAGGATACAGAACAAAGTACCCATCCCGCCCTTCCCGATTTTCTGGGATAGCTTTAATCATCTTCACGCCAATGTAATCGTACATTTCTTCCATTCTCATTCCTTATTGCTGCTGTGCTGCTGCTTGTTCTGCTATACGCCCGGTGCTCTGGATCGCCTGTTCACCCGCCTGCTGTGCGAGTTGTGCTTGCTGTGCTGCTGCCTGCTTCTGTGCCTTCTCCTCATCGGAGTAGGTGAAGCGGGAGGGGTCCAGACCGGATACGCGGGTGAGTTCTTTAGCAAACTCACTCATCTTAAACTGTGCTTGGAAATCTTCGTTAGGGGTGTTCTGAATAGCCACCAACATACTCTGAATACGGGCAGCATCTATCTGCCTGCCGAGTGCATCTAGACCAGTCTTCACCCCGATGGTGATGATCTTCTGCTTCCACAGTTCCTTGAATGTCTCGTGCAGGTTCCCCTTCTTACTCTCCACATCCACCATACGGCGGACAACGCTCTCCTGTAGGGAGGACGCTACATGTGTGAGGATGGGGCCGTCTGCTTCACTTACTTCTCTGCTGGCTTCCTGTACCTGATAGGCAGTGACACGCTCACCACGGAGGGTGGATGCTGCGGAGATACCCCATGCTCTTTCGAGGCGGGCCTCCAACTGTTCCACATACCCTGCGATAGCCTGAAGGGGAGCACGGAGGTCTACAGTCAGTGCCTCTATCTCACCCTGCCTTGCAAGGATGACCTGCCCATTCTCAGTATCCTCCACATCGGAGGGTCTAGCCTGAGAGAACGGGTCCATACGGAGCCGCCACTCTGCGGAGCCTGCTGCACCCTCGGATAGTGCCTTGTGGCACATCTCCAGTGAGGTGATTGCTCCGAAGTGGTCCTCCACGGGGGTACGGCTGTAGTCCTCACCCGCTACATTGTTCCAGCCTATGTGGAAGTAGGGGAAGACTGCGTACTCAGCCGTGTCTCCGTGGGCGATGCCTCTGAACTCAGAGTCTACAAACCACTTCCCGTCCTTGCGGTACATGTGGCGGTAGTAGGGTTCGTACTCACCGTTGTCGTGCTTCTTGCGTCCATCGTTGTACGCCTTCAGATCATCAGGGAGAAGATCAGTCTTCACCCACATCTGGAGCATGTACTCGGACACCCTGCCGTGCATGTCTCTACGCAGGAGGATCTGCCCAAGGTGGTACAGACGGAAGTTGTAGTCATCGTCCATGTGCAGGACAGGATCGCCAGTGACCTGTGCGTGCTGGAAGCCGATGTTCAGGATGTCTCTGTAGTTGCTGGCTTGGAGTTTGCGGTGGAGGTAGTTCTCTACTTCAGCGAGCATGTCACGGAAGTAACCGTCTAGGTCCTCCACACCCTCAGGTACTTGGAGGGAGATTTTATCCTCACTGACCATCTGGGCTGCTTTGCCTGTGTCTACCTCGAACTGGAAGAAGGGGACACCGTTGGGAGGGAACACCGCATCAGTGAGCTTACCTGCTCTGGTGGTGATGAGGGTTGCCATTGTGTCCGAGTACAGTTCCATGAACCCCTCACCCTGTAGGGAGGGGATACTCTCGTACCCTGCGAAGAGGCGGGGGATGGTGAGTTCTGCATGGTCTGCTGCTCTGCCGAGTGCTGCCTGTCTCTGTGGTTGTGCGTCCAGTTCCAGCCACATGTTGTGTAGGCGGTCCTGGGTCATGCACCACCCCCGTTATTCTGTCCGGGGATGACTAGACCTGTTGAAAGCAGAGAAGAAACCCCGCGCCTTGCTGCCTGCCTGCGAGCGGCGTTTCTGTCTGCGGCGAGTTGTGTTCGCTTCTCTTCCTCCTCCTGTGCTCGGAGGTCCTGTGGTTCGGGACCGCTCGGTCCGCCGAAGATCCCAGCCATGTTGTAGTCCTTGTGGTAGTTTGTTGTAGATAGCGTCCCGAACCTCCCGTAGCCCCCTTAGGTGGGAGAGGCGTGCTTGGGAGGAGGGAGGATCAAGTTTCTCAGAGTCCGCTACGAGTCTGTCGTTAGCGATCTCTGCGAGTTCGTCTAGTAGGTCCATCACCTCGTAGGAGATGAAGTAGGGGTTCTTGTTCTCAGCGGGCAATGGCATCTCCCCTTGTACGGAAGAAAGACTCCACATATCGCATGTGCATCTTCTTCGAGATGTCTTCCTTGATCCGCCTGAAGGTGTACTCCGCTCTCCATGAGAAATCATCGAGGGCGGGCATCTCAAGAACTTCGCCGTCTAGTGTGGTGTATGTCTTATCTGGTTTAGTCATGTTCGCCTCGGGCCTTGGCGAGGACGGTGCGGATAATCTCTAGAGTCGGGGAGATGTTCCCTTCGTCTTCCTCACGCATAGCCATGTCCGAGTTCAAGACAGACTTCAACGCCTCATACATCTCCGGTGCTGCGGCGATGAGGTGAGCGTCCGGTGAGTTCGGGTCGAGCGTCGCTCCGTACTCTCCGCATGCCGACCCATCGTCTGCAACACAGCAGAGGCTTGGGTATTTTTCCGCATCTTCATGGTGAGTAGGCACAAGGTAGCTAGAATCACTTGATTCGCTAAATACCCACTTCCAAGGTCCGGGTGTGAAGTTCTCTCCAGATGCCATACGGTGTCCTTCCTCGTACATGTATCCCTGCGTACAGCAGTGCTCGCTTAGCGGCACCTACGCACGACAGGGGGTATTGTGGGTACCCCAACGCCCACGCTGATACGGTGGACAGAAGTGGGTACTTCTTGTTTGGTGGGAGTAACTGAGCCAGCACATCCCTGTCTAAATGACAAGGTATGGTGATCTCTTCTACTGGTGGGATTGGGAGTGCCTCTTCGGAGTACCAGCCGGTAGGTCTGCGGAGCGTCCCGTCATAGACGAGTCCGCACACAGAGACGGCCACATGTCCGAAGGGGGTCTGAGTTATGAACGACACTAAACGAGTACATGGTGAATAGGGTTTCCAAAATAAGACCCTCAACTCTGTAATCTCTCCCATTAGGATACTCCTAAGAGTACTCCTTAGGGAGTTCTTTAGTACTCTCTTCAGTAGTTCTTCAGAGATCTCTTTTGTAGAGAGGATATATTGGGTATATATCCATATAGGATCTCTACCTCAGACACCTCTTCAGACACTCTTCAGTAATTCTTAAGAGCGCACATCTCGATGATCTCACATATCTCCGCTCTCTCCCCTAGTAGTGGTCATTTTGCGACATCGCTTGTAAATGCCTGTAAACACAATACTTATGAGACCACCTCAGAAGAGGTCATTTCCCCTACCAACTCCCGAATAAATGACCTATACTCTGGGTCTAGTTGGTGTGTAAGAATGGTGCTGCATACTAGCATTTGCTGGGCGTATTCTTCATCATATTCCTTCTCAATATAACGATTCACCACCCAACTAGACAGGTCTGTATACACCATATCTTGTAGGCCATGTTCCTCCCAGTCACTAGAGAAGGTCTTGGGACCGTACTGGTAGATACCCTTATATCCATCTGTGTTGTCACCACATAACCACTGGAAAGCAGTGAAGGACTCCCTAGTGAGGGGGATACCCAGTTCATCAAACTCTTTGCAGGTGATGTTGCCTCCTGTTACGGGGTTCCAGTTCGGTGCGTCTACCTGAAGGAAGTCCTTATCCGTGCTGATGATGACCTTGGAGCCTCCCTCGGAGGGGCATGTGGCAGCCAGACCGATGAGGTCATCCGCCTCATACCCATCCTCATATACGCACCGAGGGTGCGTCCTCAGCCACTCCCGAGCCTGCTCCAGACCACGAGGCTTAGGCTTGTGTTTTCTGTTGGATTTGTACTCCGGATAGAAGTAATGTCTGAATGTAGGACCGAAGGTGGCGTAGAGGTAATACTCCTCCGCACCAGCACCCTCTGTCCAGTCGTCTACGGTGGCTTGGAGGAGCCAGTGTAGTTCTTCTAGGTCTCCACCGTGCTTGGCGTTGGAGGCGGCTACGGAGTACACCAACACATCCGCATCAATCAGTGCTAGAGTTTTCATCATTAATCTCCTTCCGAATATCCAACAACTCCTCAGGCATAACACCGTCCCCCACCCTGTAATAGGTCTCCACCAGACACATAACATTCCACAGCAGAGCAACCAGGTTGTACTCTGCGGTGTCCTCAGAGACTCCTGAGGTGTACCCGAGGAGGTGTCTGAAGGCAGAACTTATGAACGAGGACTCAGGGAGACCCTTCTCCCAGTTACGCTCACGCCCCAACTCACAGTCCATATGCTTGCTCAGGGCCTTCAGAGCACGGGGATATCCGGCGAGGAGGAGGTCCTGCCTACCCTTGCCCTCCTTGGACTCTCGGAGGGCACCTGTGGGGTGTTCCTGCCAGTCACGGGAGGGGGGTGTTGTCTCTACGGGAGCGAATCGAGACTCATCCCAACCGATAGCGCCATTCCCGTTTACCTGATAATATGTTGTGTCGTGTTTCTGGTGCTCTTTCGCTGCGGTTATCCGCACCAAGTCCCCTGTGCTAAACATATCAGTACAGGCCCCATCGACCACGCGAACCATAGCACCAACCTTAAACTTACTCATGTATCTACCTCAGTGAGTCAAGGCCCAGCTGGACCCGACCTTATATTCTCCGTCCAGCCTGATGTTGAGACGGAAGTGTTCTCCTGATTCCCGAATGCTGTCCACGAACATCTGCCCACTTCGCTCGGCGATGTCGGGTTCGCATTCCCATTGCTGTTCATCATGCACCGCAGCACACAACCCCCACCGCTCACCGTGGGGACCGAACGCCTGCTCCATCTTGTCGTAGAAGATGCACAGAGCCTTCTTCATCACCACCGCACCAGCACTCTGGAGGAGGGTGTTCAACGCCATGTGGTCACTGCGGACAGGGAGGGGTCTGTAGTCCAGACCACGGATGACCTTCTGTGGCTTCACCCAGCGGATGAGTCTGTCCACCGCAGGCATAGCGGTGAGGAACTTCTGCTTCAGACGCTTCCCTTCCTTGCGTCCCTTGCCCACGATCTGTCCGATCTTCTGATCTCCCGCACCGTAGAGCCACCCGTAGATAAATGTCTTCGCGTTGTCTCTGGTGGGGAGTCCTGCTGCCTCCTGGTTCGCAGTGTGTACATCACCGTGGAGTACGATGTCAGCATACTTCCCACCGTCCCACTGTGCGAGGAAGTGAGCAAGCATCCGTAGTTCCAGACCAGAAGCATCTGCCCCCACAAGCACCCAGCCCTCACGGTGAGTGAAGCAGTCACGACACTCGTACCCCCAGCCTCCTACCTCACCAAACTTGATATTCCCATCATCATCGTGTTTGATTTTGGGTACATTCATATTGGGTTTGCTATGAGACATACGACCAGACACGGTGCCGTTGGTGATGACATCCCCGTGGATGCGTCCATCACGCTCATGGTCAATCCATGCCTGTGCATAGGTACCTAGCAGTTTCTCTACCTTGCTGATCTCGGTGAAGGTGACAGCCTCGGGGTAGTCCAGAGACTTCATCACCTCCCTGTCTGTGCAGGGCACGCCCTTAGGGAAGTTCTTGTCCGGTGCTCCTAACTTGGTAGGTTCCCAGTCATACTTCTCAACGAAGAGGCGTGCCTTATGAGAACCACTGTTGGGGTTGAACAGGATCTCTGTACGCTTGATCTTGTTGGGACCACGCACCAGTCTGTCCTTGATCGCACCACTGCCCTTCCCCTTAACCATCCCCTTTGTCTCGTACTTCTCACCAGTGAGGGGGTCCTCCCAGTACGCAGGAATCTTCAACTCCTCCTCCTCCACCCACGGTGGGATGTGGGAGAATTGGTCGTTGAGTTCCGCTAGGCGTGTGGAGAGTTCCCTGTGGAGGGCTACCACCTTCTCCATGTCTACGGGGAAACCATTCTGGATCTGCTGGCAGATGATCTCCGCTACACGGTGCTCCAGAGACACAGCCTCCTGTAGTCCGTTGAGTCTGGGGATGAGGTAGTTGTAGAGGTCTACGGTGACATCCACATCCTGCTCGCAGTAGTCCAGCATCTCCTCGGTGAAGGTGCTCCAGTCGTCGGGCTGCTCCCCCTTGTGGTTGCGGAGGAACTCACCCCAGTTCTTCAGAGAGTGTCCTCCTGCTGGATGCTCCCCCTTAGAGTCCGGCCACAGGAGGCGGGAGATGAGGAGGGTATCTAAACACTTGGGGAGTTTGCCTAGTGAATTCGGCATTCCTACTAGGCGTTCTAGGACTGGCACATCAAAAAGCACCCCGTTGTGTGCTACCAACCTGTCAGCGGTTTGGAGGTGCCTGTAAGCCTTCACAATTTCATGAGGGCGGAAGCGGTGGGTCTCACCTGTGGAGGGGTCTGTAGCCACCACGCAGTGGACCACAGAGGCATCCAGGAGGAGGTTATCCGCCTCGATGTCGAAGACTAGTAACTTCATCCATCACCTCCCTGTAGTACCGGCTCTCTGTGAATGGGATTCGCACACCAGACTCGGAGATAACGACACCACTGGAGTAGTGCTTCTCTCCGCAGTACATGAAGTTGAGGCGAGGAGGTGTACGGGTGCGGTTCTTCTTTATCTTCTTGTGGAGTAGTTTCACTTCCACCTCCTCCGTGTTATCCAAAGACAGAACAGAATGATGAGGACACAACCGAGGGCGTATCCGATAGCGAACGAAAGTAGGTCTACGGTCACTCCCCACCTCCCGTCAGTGCCTCCCAAGACACGGGGAAGTACTGCTTTGCAATCTCCCCCATAGCCTTGGCGTACTGCTGGATCTCCCACTGGGCTGTCTTCCCCTCCCGCAGAGCACACACACGGGCGAGTGCTGCGAGGGTGAAGTTACCCACGACCTCTGTGTAGGTGGACTGAGGGAGGACGATGCGGGCTTGTTCAGGACAAACCCCGTCCTCTAACATATCTTTGTAGACCATGATCGCTGTGTCTGTTGTCAAACGGTTCCCGTTCATAGTCCTTAGAGGCCGAGGAATCTCTTGCCCACTACCCTGCTTAATACTCCCCTCAGGTCTCCCACGCCACACCTCAGGCTCATAGAACTCAGGCTCCGAGTCCACATACCTACGGCTCACCTCATTCCACACGATGCCAACATTGCTTCGCATCATCTGCCGAGCTACGAAGATGGGCATCTTGATACGGAGTTGGATGTTGACCTGACCGAAGGGTGTCCAGTGGTTGTGCTTGGCGAGGTAGTGGATGAGCTTGGTATCACGGGGGGAGAGTCTTCTGAATCTGGTGTAGCCAAAGGATTGACCAAGCCCGTCCAACATCCACGCATCATCAGAGATCACAGGATGTTCTGGGGTACATTCCGTGGCAGACAGTTCTGTGGTATCCCACGCACTCTCCTTATCGAAACTCACCCGTGCCGTATTCACGATGGACAAATCTGTGCCCATGTGGTCCATGTACTGCACATGACCCTTGTCGAGCACTTCAATCTGCTTCATTGACATCCTCCAGAATGTACCCTGAGAGTTGATCCTCCCACTCTTCGA